AAAAAAACGTCTTGGGCGCCGTAGGCGACGAGTTGCATGAGTGCTCCAGCCATTGCTTTCTCTTTATACTCTTGTTTTAGAAAATAATTTTGGAAAAACAGAATTAATTCGGAAAAATACAGAATGGTCTAAATAATTTAAATGTGTCTCTTTTTACAAAAAAAATCACCGGTCGTGCTTGAAATATCGTATCATGTGTATCGGAATATTGGATTTTCGCAAAATACCGTTTGACCGGTTTTTGCTAAAGTATGCCGTCGAATTCTAAAAAGGGATTTGGTCTAAATTCAATCGGAGAAAAATGTCCGATTGAATTTTTATAAATATTGCTAAATAATTTGGATGTGATGTATAATTTTGGAGGAAGATGGTCACCAATCGATGTTTCAATATTTTAATTCATTGTTAACGTCCACGCGATTGCGAATCGTATAGTTTGGCTGCATATTTCGAGCGGGGTATTGTAAATGGAGTTCAATTATTTTTCAGTATGTCCATATTAAAATTGGTTTGAATAAATGTTTCGAGGTAATTTTCTCTAAATATTTCGCGCTTTCCCTCGTGTTTTTTGGTGAAGATATATTCATCGCCTTGTTTTTTCACCGCCCATCCCTTCTCAATCGCATTCATCACAAAGACCATACATTTCAATTGTTTTGGATTGACGTCGACGGACTCTGATACATCTAGATGAATGTTAGTGGAATTGGGCATATTTTGAATGGTATATATTGTGAGATATACTTAATAATTGCGTTTTCTGCGCGTCTTGTTCTTCTTGGGTCGGTTCGATCTTTTGGTTTTCTTTCGATCATTCGGATTGAATTCGGATGACGCTGGTCTAAAGAGTTTACGGCGTGTTTTGTTTGATAATGGGGTGCGAGGTTTCATTGTCTTTGCTCGGCTTTTTCCACCATAGCCCGTCAGAAGAGGGGGGGTAATTACATTGCTTTTGGTTTTATTCATCTCTGCAAATTCTTCTGGAGTAAGCCCGGTTTTCATTGTAAGGCCCTTGTTTTTATTTTTGGCCATAGATTCAATTAATTTACTGTTATCCTGAATGGAGTATTTTAACATCGATTTATCCTTCTCTGCATCAACTTCGTTCTTAGTATCATCAAATATTAATGCGAAATCACTCTGTGTGCAATTGACGTATTTTTCATCGAGGTCTTCGCGATCATACAAACTCAGATAATACTTATCTAGTGCGATTTTACTTTTCAAATACTCCACATATGCGTTGTCGTCAGTTGCCCCGTTACCATAATAGTTTTCAAGTTTTTCTGCATTGTTTCGACATAGTATCGTGAATTCGTCCATAGCTGATTTTACCGCCGCTCTATTTAATGTAACTTCAATCGGTTTTTTCAAATCTTCTAGTTTTTTTAGTTCGATATTTGCTTCATTGTTAAGTTTGATATTTGCTATATATTGGTTGATTTTGTTTATCTCATCCTTATTTTGATCGGGATTGATCGACTCGATCGACTCTAATAATTTGTTAATGTGGTATAATGCAGTCTTAATCCGTGCGCGATTTAAAGTTTGGGTAATAGTATTATTAACGAATCCAATACTCGCATTAAATTGTTTAATGATCTTGATTTGTCCCTCTTTTTTTGCTAATTCATTCGCAACGATTGCGAGATTAATCACATCGCTTCTGGTCTGATCACTTACATCCGATTTTTTGTCGTTTGTGTGTTCTTCTGGAACGTTACCTCCGCCGATAATCGGGAATAATTTTCGAATGGGTTTCTGTATTCGAATAATAATATCTCCAATTATTATTTTTTCAAATATATCATATATATTTATAACTTCGGGAGTATGATATGATGTGTTTTTTGCAGTAAATTGTATTTGACTTTCTTCCATAGCATCTTCAGTATCATCGATATTATCATACAATTTACCGATGTCGGGTCGACTATCTATTTCGGACGTATATATTGATAATCTAAGTTGTTCCATCAATTCAGGCGAGAAGTATGTCGGGTTATATTCCAAACTATAGTTAGCTTCTATATCCGAATATAGTGCAGACATTAGTGGTAGATTGTAAACATCTGTGGTCCTCGCCTCAGGCATATAATCTCCATGATACATGATTATAACAAATTTTATGGTTGGTCGAGAATTAACAATATTACTTTTATATTCGATATAAAACTGTAATTTTGATCTCGATGACTTATATTTAGAATTTATGAAATCGTCAATAGATTTGTTTATATCCCTAGCTATGTTGTCCAATATATCGGTGTAATTTATACCGCCAATCTGCTTATTTATATTTGGTTTTTTACCACCCACGACCAGACCCGGGGGGTCTGGTCCCAGGGCGTTCCGACCAATATCTATATGCCATGGTTGTATTATATGAGAACTATATTTCAATAAATTATCCTTTAGGTTATGGGTTTTTACTATGCGTGATGCACTTTTCAGGAGTTCGGCCGGTGGATATTTTTCTAATATTAGTTTATTCATTTCGTCGTAAACTACCTTGGAATCAATCCATTTATAGTAAATTGCACGATATGGATTGGTCTCATCAGAAAAGATCTTGTAGAATTCCTCATTGGCTGGTAATGGATATTTTGTTGGTAATGGATAATCATCTGGTAATGGATAATTAGTTTTAGCATATTGATACGGGGATAGTCCCAAATTTACTTGAATTGTTGTAGCATTATATATGGGAGCGAGTATAGTCGTCGGATCTGTAGTAGAACTAAGAACGTATAATATGTTATAAAGGTCCCATAATATAGGTATTTCTTCTTCTCGGTAAAGATATTGTTTACTGTTTATTTCTGCATAGAATGATTTCGGCGCGACAATGGATACTAATTTACGAATTACCCTTCCGCGTGGCTGGAAAATTGATATATTTTCAAAAAAACCCTTTAAAAAAACAAATGCCTTCCGAATAATGATATTTTTTTCGAAATATTCGGTAGTACTATTATTAAAATATGTATTCATGGCGTTTGCATCTTTGTAGGTTGCATCAAAATTTTTGTATTTTCGATCGTTTATTACAGATCGATCTGGCTGTTTTCGAACATCACATAGTATAAGATTGGTTCCCGTATTTGAATAACACCCATACATCTCACCCAAACAGATCCATCTCATTAAAAATGTGTCTGCAGTTCCCGTTAGACATTTTATTAAACGTGATAACAAAATCGCATCTATTGCCCGAAAACGGTCACCAAAATGCTTTATTTGCATAAAAAACAAATCTATTACATACTGCTGTGTCTGAGTTATAACGTTACCGGTTATTCCAAAAATTAGCCTAACAATATTCAGGAATACATTACATTTTGCCTGGACGTTAAAAAAATTGCTTTTAATAAAAATGTCTATACATTTTTTTTTAGCGTTATATCCCTCCGATGCAATATAATTTGAGACATCGGGTAGATTTGGAACCTCTGTTATGATTGCGCAGGCACCTCCTAAAGCGCCCGAATATCCATTAGATGCCGTCGCCTGATCAGCAACCGTAAGATCAGCAACCGTCGGAGCAGCGGCATTCGCAATATTATTCGCAAGCGCGGTAATAGTCGGGAGAACGTCAACCAGAGATGCACTCGAAAAATACGCAATATTCTCCTTCCGACCCCTGGCTTTAATAAGAGTAAATTTAGTGGTCGATTGATCGGCGTTTAATGGTGTGGAAAACCATGTAAAAATTTGCCCATTTTTATAAGGTGTTGCGTATAACCATATGTAAGACTCCGCGTTAATCCGCATAAATGGAATAAATATTTGATAGAACTCTTGTATTTGTATATCCGCTATCATTTCGGACGAAGAACTTGAATCCATGACGCCTGAGAATACAGAGGTAGAATCGACCGTTGCAGGACGGTCTGTGATATTTCTAAAAACATCGGATGAACCACAATCCTGCACCCATCCAACCGATCCTTCTCCATATATATCACGAATCTTTCTTACTAACGGTGTTCGAGAACCATCATTGGGATCGAATGGCCTTAATTCAAGCTGTTGTCCGGCGTAGTAATCAGTAGTTGAAGCATTTGCGACGACAGAATCAATTTCTGTGTATATGGGTAAATCTGTATTCTCTATATTATTAATAGTGAATCTAGATTTACCATTCTTTCTAACTAGTGCACCAGATAATTTATGCACAGACTCGTTTCTTAAATTATAAGTGATTCCTGTGTCTGCATCATTGAAACACGTTATCGATTCTACTCTCGCACTACTTGCTATAATCCCCGATAATCTGGCGGCATAGGCTTTATCTGTTTGTAATCTAGATGAACTTCTAACAGGGTCTTTTTGATCATGCGACGAATCGATTACTGTATGCACCTCATCTAGTATTTTATTGAATTCGCTGGGGTTAAACGTGAGAACGTTATCGTTTACTTCGTCTACCCAACCATAATATTTATTGGGCATATGAATCTATAATGTTATAGATTATGTATATAAAAATTTTCAACCTAATACGAAAATTACTTTATTCGAGGGGGTCTGAGATGGCCGCAGTTTTCATCCAAACAAAACAATTACCCAATAAAATACATAAACGTTATTCATCAAAATCTCCATATTGTATTGAAAGATGTCCAAGAACGTTCAGCATAAACAAATGACGTCATTGGATGAAAAACACAGTGAATTATTGACCCAATTTCACGAAAATGAAACCATGAACATTCCTAAACTAATAGAAGAAATCGAAGAATTAAAAACACAATATCAAACCTTACCCAAATCACAGATAGAAACACGCTTAGATATCAAAGACCAAGTCCATTCAAAGAAAGCAGAAATTAAACGATTGAAGCATCAGCGAAATCGATATCTCCTAGACAATTCTCAATACATTTTCGACTATTTCGAGCAAAAAAAGCAGATTTCGTCAGGTGAACCCGCACAAAACGTCACCGTTCTCAATTCATTCTTCAAGGTCAAATCAAAAAATCCTGAGCGCCAAGACGTAGACAAATATAGTCAATCCAAGAAAATGTATCAAGAATACTGGCGAAACGTAAATCGCGAGTTTACAAACCCCCACGATTACATCATGTCCTGCGATTTATGCATGGCCTGTAGTAAGGGGGAAATGGTCCCCCAGGATGAAGAGGGGATTATGATATGCAATAATATGATGTGTGGGCAATTTATCACTTATATCGTAGATAGTTCCAAGCCAAATAACAAGGATCCGCCCAATGAAGTCTCATATACTGCATATATACGTCTCAATCATTTCAAGGAGATTTTATCACAATTTCAAGCAAAAGAAACCACACAGATACCAGAGGAGGTAATCGAAGCGATTCGTTCGCGCATCAAGAAGGAGCGCATTACGGATATGAAATTAATCAATTACGACAAGATGCGCGAGATTCTACGCAAATTAGGTCTGAACAAATATTTCGAACACATTCAATATATCAATTCCATTTTTGGTGTAAAACCGCCCATTATGAACGAAGAATTACACGAGACATTGTGTGTGTTGTTTATCGAAATACAGAAACCATGGGCGGTTCACTGCCCGGCAAATCGAACCAATTTTTTCAATTACACGTATACGTTGTATCAATTATGCACCTTGTTGGAGCAAACGCAATATTTACCATATATTCCCATGATGAAAGACCGTGAAAAACAGTTAGAACAAGACATGATATGGAAGAAGGTCTGTGGCGAATTAGATTGGGAGTTTTTCCCGACGGTTTAGTTAGTTTTCCGAGTGGACTCTGTAGGCGACAGCCTAAGGAGTTTTATTATATATAGATATCATAGTAACGGGTTTATTATGATATCTATTCCAAGACGCATGCTTATAATATTATGTTTACTCATCATTGGTAGTATCATTTATTTTGAGTTATCATTGAATAAATCAAATGAAAAATTCACGGAAAAGACTCCAAAAGTCTTATTCACATGCACCACATATATATCGAAACCGAATAAATTAGATTCATTGAAACAAACGTTGGATAGTTTTTTAAAGTATACCCCGTCCGATAAGATTGATAGAATGATTGTAATTAACGAATATGGAGAAGATACCGCCGATACAATTTTCGATTTGAAAGAAAAATACCCACAGATTGATTTTATTAATAAAGAGGAAAATGATAAGGGTCAGGCGCGCTCCATTAATATGATAATAGACATATTACGTGAAGGAAATTACGATTATTGGCTACATTGGGAAGACAGTTGGATCGTAAAAGAGCCATTTCTAACGAAATCACTAGATATTATGTTAGACAATCGTATAGATCAATTACAATTAATACAAAAATGGAAGGATGTCCCGGATGAACGTAAAAAAATGTGGACAACAAAATCGGGTGAAAAATATGTAGAGATTTTGAAAATAAATGATTCGATCGAAGAACAACTCAACCCATTCGGTACGTGTTCAGACTTCAAATCAGATTGGTGGGGAGAAAATCTAAAAAACTGGCCATTATTTTCATTAAGTCCTGGTATTGATAAAGTGGACAAAATATTAAAGGTTGGATATTTTGATAATTCACCCGACAAGTGGCCAATTACATTTGAATTTGAATGGTCGGTAAAATGGCTATGTAATGGTGCGAGAAAGGCAATATTGGAATACGCTATTTGTGAGCGCGTTGATGGTCATAAATCAACTTATGACTAATCGGAGTTTATCAGTTCGCGGCATATTATTTGGTTTAAAATAATATGTGCATGTATATATAATTATGGATGAAAAAATCGGTGAATCGAATCAAACTGGTGCGTTATTGATCAATCCTACCACCGATTTAAAGAAAACGATTCCTATGGGGAGTCAGGAAAAATGGCGCCAAAAACAACTATCTATTTTTTATAAACAGGGTCGCCCAATATTTGGTAGCTGTAACGAACAAAACCAAATATGTCGCCCATATCCCGGAACATATTGGACCGTTTATCATCCGCGTCCGATTATACGAACATATCCAAATAAAATGCGATCGAGTTTCGTAATTGATTGAATGTTTATTCAAATGATCGCATAAACGCATCGCTATTCGGTTTTCGACCGAGTAAATTCTCCATCATATTAAAGCCCGTTTCGGTTCCGCCCTTTTCTAAAATGCAGCGCCTATAATGTAGACCAATATGATGGTTGAAAATATCACCAGATTGTTTAAATAATTGGAATACTTCGGCGGCGTATACCTCACTCCACAAATATCCGTAATAACCACTTTCATATCCGCCCATCAAATGGCCGAAATTTGCCGCCATGCAACTTTCGCCGTGAACCAATGGACTTAATTTGTCTTGGAATTCAGCAAAGGCCGTTTCTACATCCACATTATCCGAACTGGAATGCAATTTCATATCATACATTGCGAAAACCAATTGTCTAACATAATGCAATCCGTTGAACAGGTGTTTATTTTTCTTAATATTATCCATTATTTCGACAGGAATTGTAGCGCCGGTTTTATAGTGGCTACTAATTCTGGTTAAGAACTCCTCTTCGTAACACCAATTCTCGAGTGCCTGACTAGGGCATTCGACAAAATCGTGTTCCACCGCGGTTCCACTGAACATACTGAATCGATTTTTGCTCAAAAGTTGGTGGAAAATATGACCGAGCTCGTGGAAAAATGTTTCCACTTCGTTAAACGTCAATAGACTCGGTTTCTCTTTAGTCGGTCTCGTAAAATTACATACCATCGCAGAAACGGGTGTGCTTCTCACAGGCTTGGCGTCGGTCGTTAGTGTATCTACCGCAATTTCATTCGGACTAATAAAAACAGTTTTCACGGTCTCGACTTCGCCATGTTCGCACGTAGATGTGGGAATGTATGCGCGTTTTAGTGTAAATGCGGCGGCGTGACCATATTTACCGTCACGTGGATACAAATCCATAAAAAAGTGTCCAATGAGTTCGTCGGTTGTAGCATCGTGGACCGCATAACATTTCGCGGACTCGTGCCACTTTTGATCCGCGTTAACGTCGCATTCTACGATGCGAAGATGAAAAATATCCTCGAATGTTCCCAACAATTTGGGCAACAATTTTTCAAGTGGGAAATATTCCTGGACCAGTTTTTGGTCGTATTTGAGAACATCCTTCTTATATAGATTTGTATAATACGACAAATTCCACGATTCCATTTGGTCTTTATTGAAATGTTTCGAAATAACTGATGCATCGGACTCAGCAACCGTCTTCATTTTATCAGCCAAATCATCAAGAAATTTATTGACCTGTTCTGGCGAAGTAGCCATTCTGCGATTAGACAATACGTATCTAGAATAACTGTCGTATCCAAGCAGCAATGCCTTCTCCTTTCTTAACTCAAGCGCCTTTTGTAAAAGATGGTGGTTTTTAAACGGCTCTTTTCCGCGAAGAGAAAAAGTTTTACTTACTTGTTTGCGTGTGTCTTCGACGTCGCAATACGGCATGATCATGTTGATGTGGTCGTATTTAGTCGTCACCTTGTATTTACCGTCATCCGATCGATCCAATGATTCGATAAAATCGTCGTCGACGCCGTGTAGCTCGTCCTTGGAAAAAAACATGTGGTCGTCCAATTCGTTCAAATTTGTTCCGTATGTGATGTTTAATTCGGTCAACGTTTGATTAATTGTCTCGAGCTGTTTTCGGGTCGACGCATCCAAATGAATGCCCTTATGTTTATATGAGTTCAACGTCCGAGTAAGACATAAAGATTCTTCGCCTACAAGTTGGTCTTCAAATGAATCATAAAATGATTGTATTGTCTTGTATACATCTACGTCCATCGACCATTTGTTACCAAATTCGGCAACTTTTTTAGATGATTCGACCGACGCTTCTCGGATAGCATGATCGGGATGAACGTATTGCATAAAATCAAAACACTCCAATTCTAGATCCCATGCCTCGGTAGAGTCAAAATGTTGGAAATACTCCGATTTGGTAAGAAACTGTTTTCCGATGAGATCGTTATACCATTTGTCGTAAATTGATAAAATCTGGGAGGTTCTATCTGTAATAACAGATGCGGACGCAGGGAATTCAAGACCAGTAGGGAGCGACATGAATAAATAATTACGAGTCAAGCGTTTATATTGTATTTTATAATCTAAAACACCTTGGACAAAGAAGTTCATCGTATAATATGGGTTTCATTTTACGAACCTATATTATATTAATCGAATGGGTTATAGTCCGGCGGGGAAGCCCACAAGGTTCGCACCTATACCGAAACCGGCACCACCACGAGCAGAGGACGCCATTGTTGGGACAAATACATCCAAAACACTGAATGTAGCAGCAGCAGTCAATGCGATCACAATGACTTCCTCAACCTTGAGGGATTGCTTGGGGATGGCGTAGGCCGCAATGGCCACCATAAGGCCTTCAATCAAGTATTTGATGGCGCGCTTAACGAGTTCGCTAAAGTCAAACATTCCGGACATGTGTCTATTATATTATAACTCTCGAAAATAAAAATAAATGGGGTAAACTTAATGGGCGAAAATAGGTTTATAGTTTTAATGCTAAAAAATACTTAAACGTTAACGTCTTCTATTTGTATAGTTTCGCTAAATGTCTGGCCTTGAACGTAAAACACGCGATGACGGAACACCTAATCCGAGATATGTTGATGTATTAGACGAGGATGCCGGAATTGCCGGACAGAGATTTACCTGTATGTCGTTTTTATCGCCCGATAAAATATTGGAAAAGCGCGAGCTTTACCTGTTTGCCGAATTCGTTCAGCAATGGGATTTTAACAAGTCCATGTCCAAGTTTGGCGATTTTATGAACTTTATTTCCTATAAATATAATTTGAATCTTGAGAAGCTAATGTCGGATTATACTGAGTTTTGCAAGGAGGAGCAGGAACGTCTAAAGGAGGGGTCTGTATCAGATGATTATAAGACATTTTTGGACAAGAATGAAGACAAATTGACCGAGAAGTTCCAGCGCGAACATGCGTTCCAAACATCGGTTCGTGGATTGAAAAACCGCGGCAACTTCCCCTCCCAGGAGGAGGCCGAGCAGCATTGCAAGAAACTGCGCGAAAAGGACCCCAATCACGATATTTTCGTAGCACCCGTTGGCGTATGGCTACCATGGGATCCCAACGCATACAAGACTGGCCGCGTCGAGTTCATGGAGGAGGAATTGAATAAGCTTCACCAGGAGAAGATTAAGAACGAGATCAAGGCAAAGGAGAACTTCGACAAGCGCGTGAAAGAGACGAAGGAGAAGGCAATCGCTGATAATATCAAGAAGGCGGAACAGTCCGGCAACGTGTTGACTCAGACATTGAATGCGAATGGAGATTTGGTGGGTGTTAAGGAGACCATCAATTTCACTGATCGCGAGGTTGCGAATGAGACCGATCGTCTTGCGCACGAGGCCGAGTTGATTAAGAATGCCGACACAAAGACCTCTGCTGCGAATATTGAATCCGAATTTGTAGATACACTTACCAGCTCGGCATAATTTTCTTAAAATGATAACCGAATAGATTTATCTCAAATCTTTTATCTGATATTACTATATCATATAAATGAAACATTCGTCCCCCGACAATAACCTCTTGTTAACAGCTCCGTCGTTTTATGCATACGTTATAAACAGTGTATTTCTACTGGTCGCGATTGTGTATGCATTTATGCATTCCTCGAAATTAAGGGCACTTGATTCGCATCATACTCTTTTCTTAATTTTATTGTTTGGTATCGCAATTGGAGTTCATGGATTATCCCATTTGGGGCTTGAGACTAATTATGGGTTTAATCCATTGCGCTTCTTACTTACCATTTAGTATTTGTTTTCTTAACACTAATTTGTTGCCCTGCACGTTTTTTACCCTTGCTTGGATCATATGCTTCGCCTTCGTTGTCCGAGTCCATTCCCTTGGAAATCTCCCAGAACTCTTTTGATCCAAGACGAAAATCCGGTCGGGTTTCGGCTTTATACCAGAATATTTGGTCGTATAATTTATTCGATTTTGCGTTATTATTAATAACCAAACATTCATAATTTTCGGTCGTTTGATCCATAACGGAAGAAAACGACTCTAATGTGGGAAACATGGATGCATAGTTTTCCCAAATGCGTTTACGATTCGTCATATACGGTTCGCGCAAAATGAACACATAGTCGATATTTGTTCGCAAATTGGGCGGAATGCCTAAAGGATATTGCATTGTGATAATGAGCATGACTTTCCAGTGACGCCCGTTCATAAATAACATTCTCATCATTTTGTCTCGCGTCCACGTTTGATCGTATAAGCAATCATCTAAAATCACAAACGCGCGGGGATCAATCGAGGATTTCTTCTGCGTTTCAATATCTTTGTTCACTTGTTTTAATACGACTTTTTGCCTACGTAACACGTTTTCTATAAGAACTGTGTTATATTCTTCGTGGATGAAGAGCTTGGGAACATGCTGCGCATAAAACCCGTTACCCGCTTCCGTACCAGATATAACTGTTCCGATTGGTATGTCTTGGTGGTGATATAATAGATCTCGAACAAGAAATGATTTACCCGTATCACGACGACCAATCATCACAATTACCGGACCCTTGTTCTCATTTGGCTTAAATGTAATCCACCGCATATCAAATTTTTTTAGTTCCAACGTCATATTAAGTAGTATACTAAACATTTGAGATTTAAAATACGAAATATAAACTCTTGAATTGAACTCCGAAGACGTTAGTCGAAGGACTTCTTCATCCACGTTTATATTTATCAATTATTCTATTTATACACCCTATACGTCGGCATTCTGTAAATATGCATAAACCACCCATCACCTATTGCAAACCCGCCATAATAAATTTAGAGGTTTTATGCGAACAATATAGGCAAAATCCGGACTTCATAGAGTCCGAACAAACGCCGAACGATTATAACCCATATCGTATGCGAGATCTGCAATTATATAATCCCATATATCGCAAATTTTTTGAGATGAACGCCACCAATTATAATACAATTGCATTGAATCATCCCTACCATGTCCAAGATTTGAAACATGTTGCGACGCATAATAAAACCCAGCTCTTAGAACGAGACGTCTTTGTTAAATTTTCACCCCTACTCGATCCATATCGATACATGGTTGGTAAATATAATATACACGATACCAAGATCAGAACAATGCCTCAATTCGACTCAACCGAGGAATCGGTATCTAGCAAGATTTTGTCTCGCCATAATGCGGCTTACGTTGATTCGTTTTTTACTTATCTATCGTCAACACTGTTACATTCACATAATTTCCATAATGGTCTTGATTATTATGGATCATACCTTGGTATCCAAGATAAGTTTCGCGTATGTATCACTGACGATTTGGACTTTTTAAGGAATTCGACATTTTTTAACGACAATGTTGGTAAATTATTCTATGTAGAAGATCCGGAACACGTATTCGATGGATTGGACCAAATTGCCGGTTCTAGGCGGAATAAACAAAAGTTAACTGTGAACGAAGGCGATGATTTGAACATTGAATGTGATGCATTGTCGGAATTGGATATAGACATATTGGCTGAAAACGTAGATGTAAGCGCGGTTTTCGAAGTGGACTCTGAAGATGCTAGTCTTTCGGAAGAAGCAGAGATGGTATATTCAAAACGCTCAAATCCGTCGTCGCCATCTTCGTCTTCTCAATCTTCGTCGTCGGATAGTGATGTTAATTATAGTTCGTCGGAAGATGAAGACGACGATGAGGAAACAGATGATAGCGATGAAGATGATGAGGACTCAGACGATAGCGAGGACGATGACGAGGACAGCGACGAAGAAACCGAAGAGGAGGAGGTATTTGGATATATTAACAACTTTCCGGTGCAGATGATTTGCATGGAAAAATGCGACGGCACCTTGGACGAGTTGTTTGTAAACGACGAGATATCGATTGAGAATGGTGCGAGTTATTTGTTTCAAATAATTATGAGTCTATTGATTTATCAACGAGCATTCAATCTTACACACAATGATTTGCATACAAATAATATAATGTATACCAAGACAGACAAACCGTTTTTGTATTATAAATACGCGGGTAAATCTTACAAGGTTCCTACACACGGACGTATTTTTAAAATTATCGATTTTGGTCGCGGCATTTATAAATACCAGGGCAAAACGTTCTGCAGTGATAGTTTTGCACCCGATGGTGATGCGTCAACACAATACAATATGGAGCCTTTTTTAAATAAAAAACGTCCTATTCTTGAGGCAAATTATAGCTTTGATTTGTGTCGCCTTGGATCCTCCATTTTCGATTTTATCATGGATGTTGATGTAAAGGTCGACGAAATGGATGATTTGCAAAAAACAATTCATCGCTGGTGCATGGACGATAATGGTAAGAATGTATTATACAAGAAAAGCGGCGAAGAACGTTACCCAAGTTTCAAGCTCTATAAAATGATTGCACGCACAGTTCACGCACATACTCCCGAATCACAACTCGCCGATCCGTATTTTAACCAATTCTGCACAAAAGAATCGGAAGACGTTAGCCAACTGGTCTTGGACATTGATCAGATCCCATGTTATGTGTAACTCTTAAGCATTTGGAGTTTGTTATTTTCATAGATTTATTATGAAAATAGCTAGGCATTATCGATTATTACATATGCCTTATTTTGTAAGGCGCTGTCCGAATGAGTTGTATCCCAAGCGATCGACCGAGACCTCATTCGAATTGCGTCTTCAGAGTTTAATCTGAAACGATCCGTAGCCGATAAGCGAAGAAGTTTGAAAATTTCGGTTTGCTTTGATTCACTCATATTTTTTTTCATTATTCGATATGTTGAGTTCATTATATTGTTTGGGTGGATTATTCGACCCCCCGAATTCGAAATTCGCGTAGCGTTTTGATATGATTCTGCATTTAATGAATCTAATAATTCTTTTCCGCATTTCCCATCAAACCCATAAATAACAGAATTGTCTATTTGTGTCCAAACGTCTGGATAAGTTTCCGACCATCTAAAATTAATATTAACGCTGTCGTTACGGGTTATATCACTCCCATAACTGCGATTCATTCGCTGGACAAGCTGAGGATAGAATCCGTCACCTTGTTCTTGATCAGATTTATCGTAATACATTTTACGTGTAAGAACCACTTCGCGCGGTAAAATAAATGTTTTGGGGTTTGGGTTTTGCGGTTTTAATAGAGTTATATGAGCGGCAACGGGTATATTTTGATCATTCATATACATAGATCAGATTATCTATTGTCGCAGGGGTTTCGGTTAAAAATTAGGAACATCTGTAAATACTTGGGTGGTTGCTGGATTTAATACTCGCGTCTCCGTAACAATGTTAAAAAAATCGGCAATGTATCCACTAAACTGAAAATAAAAATACGAACCCGTAATGGCGCACACCATTACCACAATGCTGTCTCGAACTATATCTTTCAGTGGCTTTTTTTCATCTGATAAATATCTGAATTCGATAAACTTGGATAGACAAAAAAGGACAGTGATAATTGTCGCAACAACGAAAACTTGTTCCATATTAATCCCTAAATATATAAGATCTACGCCCCTTTTTTGTTTATTTGTATAACGCAAACTCCTTCGGTTATCGCCCATAGAGTAGATTAGATCGAACAAAATTGATCGCGGCTGATAATATAAATTCAGAACAACATACAAAGATGCTTTCCGCACAAAATATTATAGTTCCCTTGCTCCGTATAAATGAGTCGGTTTCATTCAATCTGGGCGATTGTAATGAATACGTCAAAACCCTCGCACCCGGTTCCGTAACCATGATCTATTTGGACCCACCATTCAATTCTGATCGAAATTATACGATGGGTGTTGATTCGGCGGTGGGGTTCACCGATAAATGGACAGACGCCGGTTACGAAGAGTTCTTAGAATCTGTTATATTACCACTAAAAACGGTATTGACCGACGACGGGACATTGTTCTTCCATATTTCGGCTGTCTGCATGTTCATCCCTGAAAAGGTGCTGCGTAAGCATTTCTCGGTGGTTACACCGATATTCTGGAAAAAGTGCCGATCCAAAAATAATGTGAAAAATAAACTGGGCGCGACTATTGATATTATATTCAAATGCAACAAAAAGGAAAAACACAAGTTTCGTTTAGTCACACAGGAAAAAGACGCCACCTATTTAAAAAACTCGTTCAAAAACAGCGACGAGCGCGGAAATTATTCTCTCGGGCATTTGGTCACCGAGAAGACAAAACGCGGTTACATGTATTCATTCGACGTTGGCGGGTTCACATTTAATCCGACATCCGGATGGAGAATCAAGGAATCCGAATTAGTGAAGTTGCGCGACGAAAATCGTCTTCATCTGCCTAAGAAAGCGGGTGGGAATTTGTATAAAAAAATATACCTGTCCGAGAATCCAGGCAAACCATGCACTGATCTATGGGACGATATACACTCAATAAGTCAGGGGTCAGAAGGCCGAAAATATCCGACCGCCAAACCAGTCAAACTGCTTGAACGACTTATTGAAATTAGCACAGACGCTGGCGATATTGTGTTAGACCCGATGTGTGGTTCGGGGACAACAGCCAGCGCTTGTGTGAATACGGGACGTATTTGTTTATTAAATGATATAAATTCGGATGTAATTGATATTGTTAAGGCAAGGTTTGCATCCGACTGCACACCTCAGCAAGTAAATCTAGACCCGGAGTCGGAATCCGAGTTGACCGAAGGACATGGACTGTAGGAACCGTGTCTATCACCGTATTTACCAATTTTGCGAGTAATGTTCCCACCTTATCCTGTTGAATTTTCAAACAAGGAATCGAACACTTGTTTTTTTCGCTTTGTCCGACAAGTGCCCCCACGCCATTGTTGAGAACCAATCGCAGGCGCAAATCGGTATTGATTTCGATTCCGTCCTTTCGGCGGAAAATCATTCGACTGGTCTTGGCGCGAGAGGTTTTCAGGTAATACTCCCATTCAGGATAGGCGATGAACTCAGGAAAGTTGTTTTCCTTGGGATATAATATCAAATTGTTGTTGCGATGGTGGTTCACTAGAACATAATCCGGATATTTTACGTAAAGTGTTCCAAGAAGGGTCTTGAGTTGGTCACTTGTGATTCGGTCAAATTCCGAACTGAACATATCGGCAATCTGGTTTCGCATAGCCGGCGTGACTGCATTCCCATGATTGGCGGCTTTGAATCGATCGATCGCAGCTTTGATTGATTGCCCGAGCGGGGCGTTGAATTCCTCCAACTTGCTCGTATTAATCCAATCAAACGTGCCCGTATTTTCGTGATTCTTGATAGACACCTGGTAGCGACGGTCTCCAACGGCGACATCACAATCCGCTTTTTGGGTAGTTCCTCCCAAATGTCCCCACAACGGCTTCTCCGCAGACGCCGCGCATTCCTGAATGTGTTTATTTATATGCATTTCGGGGTTGGTATTGAGAAGTTCCACTAACTCCTTTTCATTTCCAACACCCCCGTGATGCGTTTCTCCTCCGGTTTTGTAAGGCATGTTAACGTGCTTAAGTAAAGATGCCCTGAATTGTTGTAAATAAAAGCCTATCAATTTTATAGTGGGCCGACTATCGCTCACGGTAGTTCATCGATATCAAGTTGAATGTCCGAATCATCCAAGACGCCCACACTTGATCCAGAATCCAAGATATCAAAATCACTCAACTTGATCGGATCGGTGTGTATTTTAATGCGTTCATCGTCATCATCGTCGCCGTAGTCGTCTGCAAATCGTCGTTCCAGTGCCCGCGACATACTGATATCTTCGAGACGCTCTAATGTCTTTGGTGCTTGAATAACCTCTTCTTTGCGATTAATGTCTACTGCGGTATCCATGTCGTTAAATGTGAGTTTCGTAATCACCGGTGCGTCGTCGATATTTCGGATAGAAGGGGTCACGGGAATCGACTCAGCCATCTCCTTTTTCACATCGGCGGCCGTAGGTTTCAAATCAGGTTCAATAGTAGGTTCGTTCATTGTCTCGATAAATACCTCTTCGTCTTGCTCCTCGCTCTCATCCATATATGCGCGAATGATTGCTTCGGTTGGAATACTCTCGCGAATAGTGGTCAAAATACACTCCTGAATAATCATTTCCAATTCGCGCGCGTTCTTTTGCATCTGAAGTGGGTTCACATTTTTCTCGAACAAATACACATTGCTGTAAATCTTGCGCGCAGTGTGCAGATAGACCTTGTGGATGAAATGATCGAGTTTGGGAATCGCAATATCAATCTTCTTTTGCTTATTCCCCGCGCGTATACATGTTAATACCTTGAGTTGTATAATATGCACACACGTGATCAAATCTTCTAAATAATTACATCCAGAACGTTCGATAATTCGCTTGCGCTCCTCTTCGAGAAGAACAGAGTTCCATTTCGGAATTCGCGTCAATAGATTTTGAAACGTCATCAAGTATTTTCCCATCTCATCGGCATCGATACACATTTTCCAAGATTCGTTGAATATAGATCTAAATCCTTCTACGACCAATGGCGTAAAAATAGTAACTAGACGACTACACCATTCGTTGCGAGACTCATGTAAATTTGATATCACAAAATCGTCCATTTACATTTAATTAACATATCAATATAACGGTTTCAACGAGTTTTGAGCGATCCGTAGCCAAAGGCGAAGGTGAGCGACCGAATGAGCCTTCTATGAAAGAATAACCGAAGGAGCCTGCATATAATCCAAGATGCATAACATGAGCAGTTTTTCGTTGCGATATTCGGCCTTAATCTTGTGGAAATACATCACTACATCGGAACGTCGACTATCCGATAATAATCGAGTAAGTTTTATCCATTGAATCAGATCAATACATGAATATCCGGCTTCATATGCATTTGTGATAATATCCAACCATTCATTGGT